TGGAGAGTCTAACCTATGACAACAAGAATCAATAGGATTGTCTCGCTCATTCAAGATTACTATCATCAATTCTTTGTACCCATTACCCCCAACAATTCGACTATCGTATCTGCAGCTCATATAATATATTAATTTAGATTTTTACTCTGCACTTATTACGATATAGTCGTGAAACTTTTTGTAACTATCGGCATACTCGACACAAGACTTAAAATCACCAGTGTAATCGATGGATGAAGGGTTGACCACAAAGAACCTTCCTTGAGGCGTTAGACATGGATCGGAGTCTTTAACCAAATGAGTAGAGGAGATCCTCCATTCACTGCCGTCTCTCTTGACAAGAGTCTTGAATGTTAGCATGTCAGATGGATGAGCCTCCTTTTCATACTCGCTAAGCATTTTATCAATCTGCCACTTAGTCAAAGAGACATGAGCCTCTAGCTTTTCTGGAGAGACTACTCTCACAGTCTCCCTTATTTCAATTATTGGATTGCGATCATACCATGCGGCCAAGCCCAAGGCTGAAGCGAATAGGACTAAGGTCGTTATCTGGAACGTATTTTTCATAACTGCTTGAACCTAGCAGCTCAGAATCTTTTAGCAAGAACATTATTTCCTCCCCCTCAGGGCAATTTAGTCTCCAGAGTCATTCTTTATCTGGTTTTTACCGTCCTTACGGACTTTTTTGTTCTGTCGGCGCTTCCCAAAAGGCCTCAAATGTTTCCACCATTCCACCGTTTTAACCGCGCCCTTCCCTTTACTAGAAGTTGCCATACCTTATATTTCTACGTATTCAGGAGCAATCTCAGCGATCTCCTCGCAGAGGCTTTCGATCTCTTTTAGAGACATATCTTTAGCTATTTTTTTTAGTTTTGCTACCTCTGTATGAAATTTTTGATATTGCTCGCCTTGATTTAAATAATCTTTTGTTTTAAGATCGTAAATAAAAGAATCATAAGCTTCGTATCTTGTAGCGTCTATACACTTTTCTATAGGATCAAACATAGAGTTGCCTACTACATAAGTGAAAATATAATTAGGGTCTACTTTGATTTTTACTTCAGACATCGACCCATATTAACCCTCACGCATTTTATGTCCACTAAAAAATCCTGATTCTGCTCCTTATCTTGGAAACATGCCTACTTTTTTCTAAAACAGAGCCACCTTCTCTACTCCCCTCCCCATTCGTATTGCCCTCTACGGTCTTTACGTAGCCTCTAGCGTCTACGTCTTCAACAGCTAAACCAATATGAGAAAACTTGAATACCACGATGTCTCCCGCTTTTATATCCTCATTAGTTGGCTTACGAAGCTCCACACCTTTATTCGATTGCTGTTTCGCCCAGTTCTCAAAATCCCAAGCTGAAGCAGTTTGAGGTCGTTTGCATTCTGCATCTTTTTGTTCAACAGCTTCTCTGACTACCCAACAAATAAAAGCCGCACACCATGGCCAAGCTTCTTTTGGATCTAACCAAGTAGCAGCTTTATACTCATTCACTCTAGGCCCACAGTTCGTTCCGTCCACTTCAGAGACCCCTATCTCTCTCCTAGCTATAGAAACCATGATATCGGCGATGCTCCCATCTGCTGCGGGTTCATGCTCCTTAGACAGCTCTGCGAGAATAGCGTTCCAAGTGATTGGCCCATCACGCCCATCATCGGGAACGCCGATTAAGTTTTGAACAGCTTTAATTACCTGCCTTTTGCCTTTAAAATCCATTTTATTATTTTTTAATAAACTTATCGGGGTTTCGAGCGAACTTCTCCCCGATCCGAACAATGCCAGTAATAACTTCTGGACTAATGACCCCAATGATACCATAAGTTATAGCTTTAGTTAAAGATGAAACATCTGTTTGTTCTAGAACGAACCAAGCGATAGTTGCAGCTATAGCTGCTGTTACGATTTTTTTGAATTGCTCCATACAAGACAGATCTTTATTAGCGTGTAGTAATCTAGCGCCCATAGCGACCGCCCCTATTAAAGAAACAAGCCATCCACCATTTATGAATTCTTTGAGTATCGACTTTGCTGGCTCCATGTTTTATTAATTACACTTGATACAAAAAAAGCCCACTTTCCAGTGACATTTTTTTAAATATTAATCATTTAAATGGATAGACCTCGCGCTCAAGACGGCGGAACCTTGCGTCTGAGTGCCAAACCTCATCAGTATTAGGCGTATAAATGCCCTCTTCAGTCGGAATCGACTTCCCTTTCTGTAGTTTCAGAGCGGAAGGTTGATAGATATTTAAATTGCGAACGTTCAGAGATGAGTCTTTCGCGCAGGAGGTCAGCCCAATCAGCATCGTTACTAGTGCCACTTTGCCTAAGGCTTTCAATTTCTTTAATGATTTCATCTTCTTCTTTCTTATGTTCTTTTTGTAAATCATAATAAAACCGTTTATTCTTGAGAGCTAAAAATAATTCTAAAGATATAAAAATAGATTTAATTAATCGCAACATTAAGCCTTTACTCCATGAGTGTATATCTTCTTCTCTGTTTTTTCTAGATCATTAGCTACTTGAGTCACATAACCATCGACTACCCTTGCACAATCAATAGCCCATTCGCGAGAACCTTGGAGTTCAGCGCTGTAAACGTGATGATATTCGCCTTTTCGAGTGTATACTTTGTAAAAAATAGTTTTTGTTTTCATTCGTTTGGTATGAATTCTAAAGAAATATTACCGACATTCTCTTTATTATCTGACAGATGCCCATAGATCATGACGGTTTTAGATAAAAAATCAATACCTTTTTCGTCTAGAAGGTAAATATCTTCCCCGTCAGAGAACTCTCTCAATAGAACGTGCTTGATTTTCTGTGTCCCGCACAACAGAAGATCTTTACCCATTAAATGAGCAGTAGTCTTGTTTGTACCCACAACTTTGAATTTAATTTTCATTATATCTCTATTACACCAAACAACAGTGTTATTTTTGTCGTTAAATATTATGAGCTTTTTGTCGTATCTTTCAAGCCATTTTTTGTATGATTGGACTTTGTGTTTCCTTCTTATTTCACTCTTAACGTAGTTTTTCCCTAAACTTTGCATCGCATGTTCCAATACGCTCCGCGATGCATTTACTATTTCGACACTCCCGAAATTCTTACTAACCCCAAATATAAATATTACATCTAAATAAGACTTACTATCCGATACAAAAGCAGCGAGCTTAAGCTTTGAGTCCTCCTCGACAGTATATACCTGAGAAGTCTTACAATAAGTCGAGAATAAAGACTCTATTTTCTGCCTCCTTAAATGAGGAGAACGTATATGATCTAAGTCATAAGGCTTGGAGCTTAAAAAGAAATTGTAGAACTCAACTTCCAACTTCTTACTGTAGCTTTTTAGATGTGTAATTTTCACTTCTTTTTAATATTATATACTAATAGAGTGTAAATTACATTATGGCGGAAGAAGGAAAAAACAAAGTAGCGCGTAGTTTATTGGATCTACAGCCAACCGCATTATTAGAATTGTTTAGGGTTTATCCAGACAGGATTAACAAACCAAATGCATGGTTAGGATTTCATGGAGGAGCTGTCTATTCTGAATCTATCCAATGGCAAGGTGCTAAATATTTACCTTTATCTATGGAGAGTGAAGGGTTTGATATATTAGGCGATGGCAAATTAGCTAGGCCAAAGATCCGTGTAGCTAATCAAAATAATATTATTACCCAACTCCTTCAGGTACATAAAGATTTTAAAAATGCCAGCTTTGTTAGAAAAAGAGTATCCGTAAAATTTATTGATGATGAAAACTTCGAGGGGGGTAACCCTTTCGGAGAAGCTGACCCTAAAGCAGAATTGACAGATGAAACTTGGTTGATGGGCAGAAAAACCCAAGAGTCTAGGTTGTTCGTGGAATTTGAACTTAATTCCCCATTAGATCTTGAAAGTTTTAGTGTTAATCCTCGTAGTGTCGTTTCTAAATTCTGCCCTTGGCAATATAGAGGAGAGGGCTGTAGATATAAAGGGCTACCTATAGAGAGGAGTGACGGTGAAAAATTCCAAGATATTGATGGGGTTGGAGTTATCCCTAATTATTCTCCCCCAGCTGGCTCTCCCGTTTCGTTTTTTAACGACCCCAGCGCTATATGGAATGAGATAGACCTATATAGTAAAGGCGATGTAGTAATAACAGAAAGTCCCACTATTTTCTTAGCTAACCGTGACCCCAATATACAGGGTGAGCCATTAAAAACAGTATACGTCTGCGTCCAAGACAATTCAGCGCAATCACCAGAAGGTAACCCCAGCTTCTGGCAAAGAGATGGATGCACCAAAAAACTTTCTGCATGTAAACAAAGATTTAATGAGTTTGGCTCTATAGGATTCGCCGCATCACAAAATATTGATAGCGGTTTTAATGCAATCCAGATTTCTGGTATGCAGGGCGAGGACGTTTCATACATCCCGAATCATACAGGGCTATTCCATACTACCGTCCCAGAGTTAACAGGGCAGTTAACTGGAGAATTTACCATCATGGGTTGGGTTAATATCAATCAAAATAGCCCAATAGGAGCAGGAATATTAAGCACTTCAGCCTCAGATGACGAATATTGGCCGAATACTCGATGGTTAAATATAAACGCCACTACCATTCCTAATGCCCCAAGAGGTCTTAGAACTAATGGGGTCGCAGCTAATTATATGGCCAAAATAGATCTCGAAACTCAATCTAACACAGAGAGCATTTATAAAACTATAAATTTACACGAACAACAAAGATGTGGTAATACAAGGGAGTGGGTACAATATATAATAACAAATAGTTATGGAAAAGAAGCC